CTGGAACTCAAAGACGGGTGCCACCATCAACAGTATTAGGTGGAATATATGCATTCAACGATAGAGTTGCTCACCCGTGGTTCGCTCCTGCTGGATTGAATCGTGGTGGAATCACAACTGCTATACAAGCTGAAAGAAAACTAACTCAAGGTAATCGTGATAGTTTATATGATAGTAATATCAATCCAATCGCAACATTCCCTGGACAAGGGGTGACTGTATTTGGACAAAAAACATTACAGAAAAAATCAAGTGCTCTTGATAGAATAAATGTAAGACGATTATTAATCAGAGTTAAGAAGTTTATCGCAAGTTCTTCAAGATTCCTTGTATTTGAACAAAATACAGCGGCTACACGAAGAAGATTCTTAGGGATTGCTAATCCATTCTTAGAACAGATTCAATCACAAAGTGGATTGAGTGCGTTTAGAGTAGTGATGGATGAAACGAATAACACACCTGACACAATTGATAGAAATCAATTAGTTGGACAATTATTCTTACAACCTACAAGAACTGCTGAGTTTATTGTATTGGATTTCACAATACAACCAACTGGCGCTTCTTTTCCAGAGTAATAGTTAGTCAAAATAACTAAATTAAAGGGATTTATTTAAATATAAATCCCTTTTTTTTATAAATTTTAATATTTATATATGAAAGTAAAGGTTTAAGTACTTAATAGGAGAAACGAAATGCCTGAATTATTAGAACCACAAGATATAATGTTTACCCCTTTTGAGCCAAAGCTCAAAAATAGATTTATTATGCAAATTGACGGAATCAACGCATATTTAATTAAGACGATTAATCGTCCTCAAATTGATTCCGATGAGGTAGTATTAGAACATATGAATGTAACGAGATATGTTAAAGGTAAGTCAAGGTGGCAACCTTTAGAAGTTACACTTTATGACCCAGTTGTTCCATCAGCTGCACAACAAGTAATTGAGTGGATTAGATTACACCACGAATCAGTTACTGGTAGAGATGGATACTCTGATTTTTACAAAAAAGATATTACATTTAACCTTTTAGACCCAGTAGGTGCTGTGGTAGAAGAATGGGAATTAAAAGGTGCGTTTATTCAATCAGCTAACTTTGGTGATTTAGATTTTGCTTCATCAGACCCAGTTGAAATATCAATGACATTAAGATATGATTACGCAATACTTAAATTCTAATAAATACTTAAACTAATATATGAGAAAACCCTTGAAATAAAAATCGAGGGTTTTTTTATTTTATATATATTTATATATGGAGATGTTAAAAATGAAAACAACATTTGACGAAATAATAGAAGTGGTTTTAGAACACGAAGGTGGTTATGTGAATGATCCAGATGATGCTGGTGGTGAAACCAAGTATGGAATTGCTAAAAGATGGTATCCTGATGTGGACATTAAAAATCTTACCAAAGAACAAGCTAAGAAAATCTATCATACAGACTATTGGAGAAGAGGTAAGTGTGATGAAGTTCCTTCACAATTAAAACATATATACTTTGATATGTGTGTTAATTTTGGTAGAAGGGGAGCTGTTAAGGTTTTACAACAAGCTGCTAATTCTAAAAACAAAAATAAAATTGAAGTAGATGGTGGTTTAGGACCAGCTACATTAAACGCTGTACAGAAAATATCATTAGATAGAGTACGAGCATACAGAGTTTTAAGATTCGCAAACATAGTTATAGACAAACCAAATCAAGAGAAATTTTGGTTAGGTTGGTTTAGGCGAGCAATCGAAGTTTAATTAAGTTATAGGAGACGAAAATGTCAACAGATAAATTATATAATGATATAAAAGAATTATTTGAACAATTTGAAGAAAATCATACAATATTCAAAGATAAAGGTACAAAAGCTGCTGGTGGTAGGGCCAGAAAAGCTATTGGTGAAATAAAAAAATTAGTTACAGATTACAGAAAAGCTTCTGTTTCTGAATCAAAATAATCGGAGGTACAAAATGGCAGAACATAAGTTCCCAACTGAAGTAATTGATTTACCAAGTGAGGGTAAGTTATATCCAAAAGAACATCCTTGTTCTAATGGAAAAATAGAAATCAAATATATGACAGCTAAAGAAGAGGATATATTAACATCACAAAACCTAATTAAAAAAGGTGTAGTGATTGAAAAGTTATTAGATTCACTAATAGTTACAGAGGGTGTAAAAACTGATGATTTACTAATTGGTGATAAAAATGCCGTAATGGTTGCAGCTAGAATATTAGCATATGGACCAGAGTATCCTTGTGAGGTTACACATCCAACAACAGGTGAGAAAATACAACACACATTTAATTTAGCTGAGTGTCCATTTAGAAAATTACAAAAAGATGTAACAGAAAATTCTTTTGAAGTAACACTTCCAGTATCTAAAAAGAAAATTAAGTTCAGTATACTTACAGGTAAAGAAGAAAAACAAATTGAAAAAGATTTACAAGCTTCTAAAAAAGTTGGTGCTGTAGCTCCTGAATTAACTACAAGATTAAGATATTTAATTAAAGAGGTTGATGGTGATAATTCACAATCACTAATTAATGAAATGGCTATAAATATGTTATCGAGAGATTCTATGTTTTTAAGAGAAAAAATTAGACAAGTTTCTCCTGATATTCAGTTAATTCAAGAAATAGAATTAGGAGGTGAATCCGTCAAGGTAGCAGTACCTATGACGGTTAACTTTTTTTGGCCTGAAGCCGGAAGATAAACCAAAGCTTCACGAACAAATATTCCAATTAATATATTATGGTGAGGGATTTAATCACTCTGATGTATACACCATGCCTGTATATTTAAGAAAATTCTATTATAAACAATTACTTGATACTCGTAAAAAAGAACACGATGAAGCAAAAAAAGTTCAACAAAAAAATAAATCAAAAATATCCAAACCTGCAATCAATCCAAGATTTAAAAGGTAATTTTTCACATATTTGATATTTATATATGAATAGATACACCTAAATAGGAGAGTAATGTGTCAAAGAAAAAATCATATATGAATAAATCAAATCTTATCAATGAGGGATTTTTTGATAAATTAAAATCCTTTCTAAAAAAGAGACCAAAACCCAAAGGTAAAGAAAAAATAGGTTTGTTGAATAAAATTAAACTTGCCCTTAAAGTTTCTGGTTTAAATAGGGCAGTAGATGCCTTTGAAAAAGAACTCAAAAGAAAACACGGAGATGACTATCCTGACTTACCAAGATATGATGCATCTGATTTTATAAAGTAGAGGATTTATTATGGCAAAAGGTGGAAGAACATATGTATCCAAAGATGAACTTGCAGTAATTGAGTCTATCAAGTATGAAAAACAAAAAATACTTGACATAGAAAAAGAAGAACTTCAGAATATAAAGGATATGAAACAAGCTTATGCGGACACTGGAGATGAGTCCTTAAGGCTTACTGCTGCTATGAAAGAAAAACTTAGGATGGCTGAAGTTGACAAAACTTTATCAGGTGAAACCCTAAGTTTAGAAAAAAAACTAAATAAACAAGCTAAATCTTTAAACACACAAAAGAAAAAAGGAGCTTCTCTTGCATCAGCGATGCTCGAAGATTTAAAGTCAGATTTAGAAAGAGGAGACTTAACAACTCAACAATATGAAGATCATGTTGCCGTACTTGACCAAATAGCAACTGGAACTGCTTCAGTTGCAGATATTCAAGAAGCTATTGGTGATTTAGGTGAAGACGCTACTGAGTCGATGAAAAAATACTTAGCAGCTTCAACACAAGCAGCTGCTACTAATGATTTAGCAAAAAATGCCATAGATGGTATGGATGGTATATTAGGTGGAATGGCGGGGAAAGTAAAAAGTGCACTAACAAACCCGATGACACTAGCCACAGCTCTTTTATTACAATTTAATGCAACACAAGAAACAATTGCTAAAGAATTTGGAGCTATGGGTGTTGGTGAGTTTAGGACAGAACTAGCCTCAGCTAATCAAGAATTTACAGCGATGGGTTTAAGTGGTGCAGATGCTCAATCAACCATATCAAACTTAGCTAATGGATTCGGACTAAGTGTTTCAGAGTCAAGAAAATTAGCAAGTAATGTGAAAGATGTAGCTATTGTTACTGGAACATCTTTAGAAAATACATCTAAATTAGTTGGACTATTTACAGAGACTCAAGGTTTAACAGGCCAACAAGCTGAAAATTTATTAATATCAACTAATGAATTAGCTGGAGCTAATAATGTTGCTCCAAATAAAGTTTTAGAAGAAGTTGCAAGTAATACAGAGTTTTTTGCACAATTTGCAGCTGATGGTGGTAAGAACATATTAAGAGCTGCTGTTCAAGCAAAAAAATTAGGATTGGAATTAAGTCAGGTTGAAAAGATAACAAGTGGGTTATTAGACTTTCAAAATTCCTTAAATGCTGAGACTGAAGCATCAGTACTGATTGGTAGAAGATTAAACTTTCAAAAAGCAAGAGAATTAGCATTAGCAAATGATGTAGAGGGTGCAACAGCCGCAGTAGTTGAACAATTAGGGAGTGCTGAAGAATTTAATAAACTAAATGCAATACAAAGAAAAGCTTTAGCTGATTCAGTTGGTTTAGAAGTATCTGCATTATCAAAAGTTGTAAATAAAGAAAAAGAAGCATTAACATTATCAGGTGCTTTATCTCAACAAAAAGTTGATTTAATACCAGAGGAAACAGTAACTGCTACAGCTCAATTAATTGGACAATTACAAGCGATAGGAATGAGTTTAGCTGAATCAGTAGGGCCAACATTAAATTTTGTTTTAGGTGCATTTGCAGGACTTGTTTCTATGGTTGATAAGTTTATAGGATTAGGCCCAGCTCTTTTAGGTTTATTCGTAGCTATAAAAATGAACGCGATGATTGCAGCTGCTGCACAAATATATAATGCGATAGCTGGATTTTTCGGAGGTGCAGCATTAGGTTCAACTGCTACTTTAGGTTTTGGAACATTAGCGTTAGTCGGTATAGCTGCTACTGCGGTTGGTATGATGATGTCGGCGTTAATGGCGACACCTACTGGTGATTTGGGTATAGATCCAAATGGGGGTCCAATTGTTGCTTCACCTACGATGGGTGGATTATTTCAGGGCAAAAAAGGTGATGGTTTATCTATGGGTCCTGGATTTGGTACAAATGGTGATACATCTGGTGGAGGTGGTGTAGGTGTAGATACTTCAAGATTAGAAGCACTACAAGCTGAAACATCTCAAAAACTTGAAAGAGTAGCTGCAGTATTGGAAGGTGCTTTATCAGGTCCAAAACCAGCATTAGCTAGAGCTATGGGTTCATCGGTTGGTGACACTGTTGATGGAATGGCTTAGGAGATTGAAATGGGTTTAGAAAATTTAAAAAGTATATTTGAAGAGGAACTAAATAATAGTATTGATGATTTTTCATCAAATGTGATAACTAATGTTGATGGAACAAAATTTTTTAGTACACCTCCACAACCACCAAGCAGAGTGGCAACTAATCCAACTGATTTTTCTTCTGCTGTAGGAAATAATGATTTACCATTTACACCATTAAATCAATTAGGTAACTCTTTTCTTGATGGTTTGAGTTGGGAAAAATTATATAATCCAAATCACTCCTATAAAGATGATGCAGGGCATAAAGGGTTGATACCAATAAATTATCCTAACTCAAATAGGGATAAGTTAAATATACGAAATCCTGATGATGGGAGGTTTGGGTTTGGTGGTTCATTCAGAACATCAGTTATAAGTGCAGTCGGAAAACTCATAGGAAAAGTTCCATTTTTAGAGGGTAGTGTTACAGAGTTTCTAAAAGATACAGGAAAAGAACCATATATAGTTAGTACTATACCTCAAACTGGAAGTGATTTATTTAGTGGTAGAACTATAAATTTTGGTGGAAGAGATTTTCCAATCGCTAGAAGTCTAACTGATACTGTTAGATTAGCTAAATTTTTAACATCACCTGCTGGACTAATATTTATTGAAAAACAAAAAGTTTTAGTAGGAGATTTTCCATCACCATTAAATAGTCTTGGTATTAAAGACTTTCAAGGACAAAAATATAAAAGTAAGTATAATCCAATTTCTACATTAGCGTCAACATTCGGTAGAGCTGGAGGTGGGCCTGCTGGATTAGTAGACAGAACAGAACCAAGTTTAAGTGGAGTATTGTCATTTTTAAGTCCTGATACACAAGAACTTGATTCTTATCCTGATTTTAATATTTTTGATGAAAATGCTTCGACAATGAAAAAACGAGGAGATGATTTTACATCTCCTGATGCATTCGGTGATATTGCAATAACTGATAATTTAATTACCACAGATAGAAGCCCAAAAAATGAAAATGCAGAAGAAGTTCAAAGCACTATATCATCATCTACGGGAGGTTTACAATCATTAAACAATACATTTAAACCTATTAATGTTGATTCAGATTCAGGTTTTGATGGTGACAAACATACATTATTAAGTTTTGGTACTACAGATTCGGATATGAATGGTAGAACTCAGTATAAAGAGACAACTGATGAATCATATTTAAATGACTTGAATGGAGTTGAGAATGGAATGCCATTTTATTTTAAGGATATGCGAGATGGTTCTAATTTAGTTTTTAGAGCTTATATTGAGGGACTATCAGAAAATATCGCACCATCTTATAATTCAACACAATATATTGGAAGAAGTGAACCTGTTTATACTTATAGTCAAACTGAAAGAGATGTTAACTTTACATTAAAATTATTTGCACAATCTAAAGAAGAGTTGGCAGCTATTTATGAAAAAATGAATAAATTAACATCATTATGTTATCCTGAATATATGAAAGATGTTAATTCTTCAAATGGTGGTGAATTAACAAGTTATGGAAATAGAATGAAACCACCTTTAACAAAAATGAGAATAGGTGATATTTATGGAGCTGAAAAAAGTGAATTGATGGGGTATCTAAAATCACTATCTTATACTGTTGACCAAACATCACCATATGAGGTAGAGGTTGGTAAAAGAGTTCCGATGCATA